AAGTTTTTTTCCTCACCCATAATGGCTGACATAAGACTCGACATAGCGCCCGATCTTATCCATAATGGTGTACCCCAGAGACTTTCCGATACAATAATTTTAAACAACCGACCAACAATCACTCTGTTATCTCATTTCAACAATCTATTTCATGAATTAAACATTGTCAAAGCGCCCCACGTTGCATCTTCCCAAACTACCGTTAATTTGTACATTCGTAAGCATTCGTTGACCCGACTTCATGATAGACTGCAAACCGTAGAAACTAGCACTTTACCCAACATCACGCAACTTAAAGACCATATACGTAGCTTCTTTCAAAATGAACACCAACCTATTTTTCAGACTCTAACGAACAACGACCTAAGTGAAGAATTTGTAGGTGTGACTACTCTTGGACTAAGCTTATTTGCTACCTCCAAACTTGATGCTGAACAAATAGAACGTGTACAAATCGAGACCCTAACTGAAGGAAACATTACTTTGAAGCCCTTTTCCGCTGATGGTTTAGAAGTCATTCTCGATGATAGTTATATTGGTATAGTTGGTAAAATTCCAGGTTTAGAAGTTCATAAATTGTTAGATAAATGTTGTCGTGAAGTTCCTGCTCAAATGGGAATACTTACTGATGAAGTTAAACTTTTGATGCGTACTGGTAAATTAAGAATTGATGGTGGTTACGATTTTAATTGTCCTGCAAGCACTACGGATGTTACACATTATGGTGGTTATGACCAATTTTCACGTCAAATGTTCGAACGTTTGAATCTATTTTATAATATTAGCCTTTGCATAATCCCCGTTTCGGCTTTGAAAACAGTTCATTTATTTGAAAAAGAACTAAGTGTTTTGGATGCAGATAAATCTTTACTCGAACAAACTTGGAGCGCAGTAGCGTCATTTGTTGAAACATGGCAGGTTAAATCTAAAGTTAAAGCTGATGATCCAGATGAATATGAATTGACCAGTTTGTCCACGTTGCGCACTAATTACGATGGCACCTCTGCTTCTATTCCTTTTACAGATAAGAAATTCATTGATTGGTACATTAAGACTTTTTCTAAAACTGAGAAAGGATCGTCGTTGCGTCGAAACGAATTAGAAGAGAAAAGTGCCGCTAGTACTTCAACTACAGTAAAGAAGGTTAAAATTCATTTCTCCGTTCAATATTTTGATGAATTTAAAGTTAATGGACATGAAAAAAGCGTTGTAGTTCAAACTCATAAAGGCGAAATGACGTTAGATTATTATCGTAAAATTGGCGAAGTGTTGAGCGCGATTTGGAAACGCGGTAAGTCTTTGGCTGTACCTTGTTTTGATTACATTAAGCTTGGCGTTGAGAAAGCATTTCATTTAGCACCCGTAATTCTAAAGAAGTATAACTTGACTATTGATGATATTATCAACTTCATTGATAAAGGACCTTCTTATTTAGCTAAATTAGACAAGATTGATGATTGGTCTTTAATTTCAAAGCTTATTATTACCAGTGTTTTACCTAACATTATTCAAGCTGTTTATAAAACCGATCCAAGTAATAATGTTATGAACTCAGTAATTATCAGTAGAGCGAACAACTTGTTGAAATCTGATAGGGACAGACTATTAAAGAAGGCACTTTCCGCCAACGTTTCTTCCTCCAATACATCTAGTCATGAGCATACACAGAAGATAGTACTAAACAAAGTGACAAGATGACCACTGGAAGTACATCATTAGTGCGACTAGTTCAGTGCTGTGCGATCTTCAGTTCATTATTGATGCCGAGTGACGACGGCTAGGGGGAAATTCAGCTATTGTC